CAAGCCGTGGTCGCCCTGACTCGTCCAACGCGTCCCACGCAATCCACCACTCACCAATGACTTCCGGCGGTGGCGCAATGGGTTTCGGGTAATCTTGGGTCATCGTCGATCCTCCAATCGGCGGTCACGGGGCAGGGTGTTAGCGCACCGCTGCTCCACCACATTACCACCGTGTCAAGTTGCCACACAGGTCTTGTTCACTTGTGGGGTCAGCGGGCGCGGGCGTAGTTGAAGGGGGATTCTGCGAAGGCGGCGTAAATCATCGTTGCGCCACTGTCGTTAAGAGCAGAAGTCCTCACTTTAAATCCGTTTGAAAGGATGTCAAAGAATCCATAAGTTGTATCCTCAGCGCTGCTTGAGTTTGCAAATAGGCTATTTGTGCAAACATTGTATGTATCCCGCGCAGTGTCATTGATTACCCAATTTGACGTCGTAGAGGACTGCTTAACCATAATCCACCTCGGCCTAAACCCGGTATACACAAACGGCCCATCCGAGCTGCCGTTGCCGGTGTAGCTGCCGAAAGAAGAGTACCCGACTACTGGGGCGAAGCAGTAGGCAACAAAGGTGCCTCCGTTTCCATTCATGCTTGTTTCAGTGCCAAGCGTAAACACGGTTGAAGTAGGTGACGTGTTATTCCACGCGCCAGAAGTGGTTGAAATAGCGGCAGTTGTGTTCAGTCCTTCAAATACTTTCGTCCAGCCTTGAGACCCATGTCCAACAAACCAGTTGACAGCACTATTGCGGCGCTTAACGATGATCATCCCGTTGGCAAGATTAACTAATCCGCCGTGCCCCACGGTGGCGCCATTTGTGCCGTTGCCGGTGTACGTGACCACGGAAAACCCCGCCGTCGCGTTGGCCCTGACACTAGAAGTGATGGAGCCTTGGGTGTTCGTTGTATTGCTTGTAGGTGTAGCCCAAGCCCAAGCTACATATGAGGCACCGTTGTCATTAAAAACATTCCCAACGCCGACATCAAAACTTGTTGAGCCAAACCCAGTTAAATATGCCCCAGCAGTATAAATTTCTGCCAAGGTTTCATTGGATCCAAGCCAACGGCTAACACCGCGTACAGCATCAACCAAGCCATGAGCGGTTACAGCACTACGGCATTTCGCCCACACCAAGCCGACTTGTTCCCCGGTGGGGAAGTTAAATCCGCTAATAGTTTGGGAACTTCCGTTGCCGGTGTAAAGTTTAACGTCAAACGCCGTATTAGGCTTTGTGACTAATGGCGCCGGGAGGTTTGCCGTGCAGAGCGCCTTGAAGCCGCTGGGGGCCGTGTAGGCGAAGGGGCGTTGGCCGAAGTTGGCAACAAAAGATCCGCTGTAGATATTCAACACTGGGAAATACTGATAGGTTCCGTCAATACTCTTGGCTGTTCCGGTTTGTGTTCCGTTTTTATAGAAAGAAAGCGTGTCGGCGTCAGTATCTACCGCAACCCCAATAACATCGCCAGTTACAAAAGAAGCAAACTGACCACTTGTAAAGCTGCCGTCGGTGTAAAAGCGCCCCGTTTCGTTGTATCCGTATGACTTTGCTCCTGTGCCGCCAGTTAACGGTGCGGATGCGCTTGCAATTCCTATATACCCTGCATAAGTGCTGCCAATAGTCACTTCGTAAAACCACTTGCCCGTAACAGGCATTGCAATAGTTCCACGGACTTTATCTTCACCTGTTGAAGTAGAAGATGCGTCAAGGTTGCCGTTGGCGAGGCTTACTGCTGAAGCCTTATCTAACGGATTCCAAGTGCAGTAATTCCCCCTAACCTCACCCCCCACGCCCGTATCCGTCTGCGCCCCATTAGTGGGAACGTCTACGAGGCTGTCGTTGCCTGCAGCAATCGCAGCGTTCTGCGTGGAGCTGGGTGGGTTAAAGTTGCTGGTGTATTTAACCGCGCCTTTATAGATGCGGAGATCTGAAATGTAACCGTTGTACCAACTACTATTGGTCGCACCTACAACAAAACTATTGCTTCCGCCAAAATCAGGTGTGCCAGCCTTGGTGCCAGTGGCGTCCAGTATGCCGTTGACATAAACCTTGATGCTTCCCGAGCCATCGTGCGTTGCTGCCACATGTGTCCATGTATTGAGCGAAACAGTCGAGGCACCGGTAACAGCTTGAGCAGCACCATTCCAGTAGTAAAACTTGGCTTTGCCGTTATTGTCCGTACCAAATGACCAGTCAGTTGTGTCTACTGTTGGGCTGCCGTAAACAGCCTGCAGAGGTCCTCCCCTGTAATTAGCTGTATTAGAAATATTATAAACCCACATTTCAATAGTAAACGCGCTGGTTCGCCAGTCGAAATCGGTGCTCGTTGCTGTTGTCAGGTAGTCTGTGTTTCCATCAAAGTAGCCGCTACTGCCGTAGAACTTACTTTGCGCTGTGCTGGTTACAGCGTTGGTTCTAGTGATTGACTTTGAACTGCCACTGCCTTTAATCGTCGAACTTTCATCCGTGAACGTCGTGCCGTTGTTGGCACCATCCATCGGGATTGCCAGTACCAGGCTCGATGCGTTGGCATCCGTGCGGGTGCCGGTGCCTTTGGTAGTGCCGTAGGTGTCAGTGGTGTTGTAAACGGGCAATGCACCAGATGCCGAGGCAACGGATGTAGGGCCGCCGGTGATGATGCTCAGATTATTCGGCAACCAATGGTTCCCGTTGCCACTAGTGTCCTTCCCTAATGTGGTCGCGGTGTTGCTGTTGTTGTCCGCGAACTCCAGGTGGAACCCGTTGGTGCCGTAGCTGCCGGTGTATGCCTTCTCGACGAGCTGGCCGGTGGTGGCGTCGGTTTCGGTGAAGCTGCTGGGGGTCAGTTGTTGACCATCAATCAGATAGCAATCGGCTAAATAGCCAGAAAAGTAATAGTCATTATTGAACGCGTTTCTGCCTCCAAGGTTATGAGCAATGGTTGCATTGACTGCAAAGTCAACACTTGAGTACGAACCACGGTTGTCTTGAGAAAAGGTTGTTACCTCAGAGCCGTTGACATAAAGGCGAACACGATTTGCTGCGGTGCCGTTATTCGTGTCAACAGCTAGAACAATGTGATACCAAGCTGATGCATCTCTAAATACTTGCGTCGTCTCAATAACTGCTTGAGTCCAAAGTCCTACAGTTAGCTTATCCGCATTGTCAAAGCGAAAATCAAAGAAGTTTGTGTTGTTAGTTGCCGAATAAGCGTGAAATAATGTCTGATAACTGCCCAACGCACCCCGCTTCACCCACCCCGCCCAGGTCCAAGTCTTGCGGTTGCCAGCAGATGCGGGGGTTCTGGACAAGTAGGCACTGTCACTACTGTTGAAGCGCAGGCTCCTAGAGATACCCCCTGCGGCAGGTGCAGCGACAGTACGAAGCAGGAGCGGGTTAGCGGAACCGGGGACCAGCATTAGCTCAAGTTGGTGATCAGGGTGGCGGTAATACGGGTGCTGCTCTGCACGGCATAAACCAGGCAGTCAACAGCAGCAGCAGTGGTGGTCAACGTCGGCGCGGTGCCGCCTGTGAAATCCCACTGACTGCCGTAAGCCAGCGTCCTGCTACCGGTGCCATCCTGCGTGATCCAGATGCAACCGCTCTGCCCTGCCGTCAAATTGGTCGGGTTGGCCAGTGTTCTCGATCCACCGAGCGTGACCGAAAAATTGTTCGCCAGTGCGAAATCTGCCGTGATCGTAGAGCCGTCGGTCAGTGCCGAGATCGTGCCGCGTTGTGCAGCGGTAAACGTCTGCGCTGTGGCCAGTGCCGCAAAGCTCGCCCATGACAGCACGCCGCTGCCGTTGGTGCTCAGTGCCTGTGAGCTGCTGCCGTCCGTAGCGGGCAGGGTCCAGGTGACATTACTGCTGACCGTGGCAGGTGCCTGCAGCGCGACCCAGTTGCTGCTATCAGAGTCCGCAAACCGCAGGTCAGACTGAGCGTTGAGCGTGATGTCACCCGTGAAGGTTGCGCCAGACAGAGCAGCCAGGCCAAGGTTGGCGACGGTCACATCACCGATCGTGATCCATGCGCTGTTCGCACCGTTGCGCAGCTTCAGCAGTGGGTTCGGGCTGGCGCCTGTGTCAATCCAAAGCTGATACGCGTAGGTGGTGGTCGGTGCTGCAGAGCCGGAGTTCTGACTGACGACCGCTGCAAGGATCGTGTTCAGTTCAGCGCGAAAGTTGGCGCCTGACTGGTTTGCAATGTTGTAGTCAGTTGCCTGTGCCATTAGGTGATCTGCCTGCCGTGACCGACGGCCTGGTAGTCAAAGGTCTTGCTCACCATGCTACCGCCACTATTGCGGAAGGTCACTGTAAAGCCAGTTCTGCTGATACTGCCGACCGTGAAATAGTCACCCGTCGCCATGTCCTGCGCGGTGATGCCCACGCTTGGCGTGCCGTAGAACGCTGTCGGGAATGTGACCGCATACGCTCCGGCGCCGCTGCTCAGGTTGCGTTGCTGCTCCGTCCGCCGCTCAAAGTGGGTTGTCACGCCTAGCTCTTCAATCACCACGTTCTGCGCCGCGTTGGTGGTGGTGGCCACAACCTTGAACTGGAACCCGCGCCCACGGTGGGTGTTGTTCACAAACGGCTGCCAGCTTGCCCAGGTCGGCGTGCCAGACGGGTTGTCGCCAGTGGTCCTGACGAACAGTTGGCAGTTAGCCGCGCCAAGGTCATCACCGTCGATGTCATCCCACAGGTCAATCAGGTCAAGGCGCTCATCCCATGTGTTGCCCGGCTCGTAGGCGCGTGTCTTAAGGATCTGCTGCAGGCCAAGATCGTAGGTGGCGCCAAGGTCCAGCGTTTCGTAAAACTGATAGCTGCCTTCACTAGCTGAGCCGCCGATGTAGTCGATCAGACCAAGGCCGTCCCAGTTGTTATCGGTGGCCATGTCATCAACCAGCTCATCAGCCGCCAGCACCAGGCCCACCTCGGCTTCGTTGTAGTACAGATTCGTGCCGGTGCCATTGAACGGCGGGCTGTTGTCTTCCTCTCTGTATTGCTGCACCAGCAGCAGGTCTTGAGGAGCGGGCAGGTCAACCACGACAGTGGCCACACCTGACGACTCATTGCCGAGCGAGTCAAAAGCGCGGATGAAGTAGGTGCCCTCAAGCAGTGGCACGATCTTGCGTGTGCTGCTGCCTGCAACGGCTGGCACGATGTCGTTTGCCTTGCCCCATGTCGCCGTGACATCCGTGATAGGCGTGTGCCTAATGCGGATCTTGCCGCCGATCTTCACGTCCAGGTCAACCGCCTGCGGCCAGTACAGCTCAGCCGTGTGCTCGTCGATTGGGGCGATGAACAGGTCAGGGATAGTGGCGGGTGGTGCGGTCTTGCCAATCGCGTCGAAGGTCTTGGCTGCCGGTGTCGAGCGCTTGCTGTTGATCGCGCCCAGTGCTGTCACCTCGATCTCGTAACGGCCAACGTCGCTGTTGCCAATCTCAAAGTCAACCGAGCGGGTCGTATTTGCCACCCAGTTGCCGTTGTTGTAGCGGTAGCGCACCTCATAGCTCAGCGCCCGAGCAGCCGAACGCCAGCCGATGATCAGCTTCGATAGCACCTGTCCGTTGCTTTCGTACAGCACCTCATTGACGCCTAGGTTGGTTGGCGTTTCGGGCGGTTCGTTCAGGTCTGATACGTCGCGCTGGCTTAGGGGGATGTCCCGCTCGATGTAGTCATATTTCGTTGCATTATGAGCAACGGCTGTGACAGCAAAGGCGTCACCTTCTTCTTTAATCGTCAGCACCCGCCACGTTGACATCGCAACAGTTGAATCGCCAATGGTCCACGGCGCACCAGCAACAGGCGCTGCAGTCAAGACAGTGCCAGTGCTGACTGAGTTGCCCACAAGCGTTGAGCCTGCAACTACAGCCAAGGTGCCATCAGGCAGCAGCACGTTCAGGGTGAAGTTAGGTGGTGGGCCGCTGGGGAACAGTGCAACGTCATCGCGGTCCAGCTTGACCACCGTCGTTGTTGAACCACTTGTGCAGCGGCCGGAGCGCACCACACCAGCACGCACAGGGTCGCCAATCTTGATCAGGTCACCAGGCCGCACCGTGATACCAGCGGCGATGTCCGTCTTAAAGCTGACGACCTCAGTCTCGTTCTGTTCGGTATACAGCAACCATTCGCCAACGCGGCGGGCTTGGTTCTGGCTGGTGCAGGCAAACGCTGAGATCTCTGTTTTGACGACACCGAATTTGTTGATTCCTTCTTTGTCTTCGACCACCTCATAGGCAAGGTCGCGCAGGTTCATGTCGAAATACTGCACAACAGCGACGGTGTGCCGTGTCTTTAGGCTGCTGCCGCTATAGCTGAATCCTTCCTCGGTTACGTTGGTCTGGTTGAAGATGTAGCTGTAGTCCTGCGGCCGGTCCTGCGCAATCTCAAGCGTGCCATTAGCCCAGAACGGCATGGCGCGAAATACTGAACACAGATCGCTGATCAGCTTGAACGCTTCCTGCTGCGTTTGAATGACGACGTTGCACGAGAAGCGCGGCTCCTGGCCTGTCTTCCCATCAGAGACCACCTCGGTGCAGTATTGACTAGCGGCAAGGAAGCTCCACTTGTCGAGCTGCGTCGCGTCGATGTGATCACCGAACCCGTACCGCTTGCTGGTCAGCAGGTCCCACAGGATCCACGCGGGGTCTGTCGTCCACTGTGCTGCACCAAAGTTGCCTGACCATGTGCCCGCATAGATCAAACGGCCGTTGGTCTGGTTGACGGTGGCATTGCTAGGGATGCGCACCTTGAGGCCACGCAGGCGATATGAGCGCGAGGGGATGCTGTTGAACTGTTCAGCGCTGAGCTTGACGGCGAACAGTGCGCTGTTGGGGTAGGTGGTCTTGGCGTTGATCTTTTCGGTGTAGTCGTACCAATAAAAGTCGCTGTTCTCTGTCTGCTCACCTGATGGTGCGGCATCTGCATTGACACGCACAACGCGAATGTCAACCGGTGGTGGTGCAGTCAGATCAATGCGATGAACTCGTTGGAACAAGTCAGCCGTGCGTCCTCGTATTTCTGGCTCAACAACAGTTGTAAATGGTCCACCGCTGTATGAAGTTTGAATCCTGTATTGAATGACAGCGCCCTCAACATCGCCGTTGTTCTTGAAGATCTGAAGTGCAGGCGTGCCGATCGTGACGCGCACAGCGTTGACATCAGGGTCAGTGATCGACCGCGTTACAGGTGATGCCTGTGTGACCTTGGTGTTGACAACACTGGTGCTCTGGTTGGCGTCGCCTACGTTTTGGGTATAGGTCTGGTTCTGTGTGCCGGTGCGAAACTCAAAGACGCCGCCAATTGTGTCGAAGTTGTAATCAGAAGCCTGAACGGCGGACGGGTTGGCAGTCGAGCGAAGGATCGGCGTGTTGTTGAGATAGACATCCTTCAACATCGCAATGTTGTATTCCGTCGTGCCGAGCGTGTAACCACTTGCCGATGGAAACCCTTGAATCTCACCTTCACAAAGAAGGTCGATGATCCGCGCTACCTGCCGTGAATCAAGATTGTCTTTTGTAACGTTTGCACTACCGCCACCACCGCCGCCACCACCGCCTTTGCCACCGCCACCACCGCCGCCGCCAGCACCAGCGATTAAACGCTTCGTCATGACGTGACCTCTTCAGTGTTGATGCCAGCCGAAACGACAATACTTCCAGTGAACACTTCGCCGTAAATAATCGGCACAGGCACTCCCTGACGCGAGACGTTCTGAATACCAGAGAAGCTGTACGACTTGCGCGGGTCGTTGTCACCGTCGGTGCCCTGATTGATCGTTGGAGTAGGGGTCAACATTTGAGCGATACCACCCAGAACCAATGCAGCGCCTAATCCGCCGATTGCAGATGCAGCGGTACCACCAATCAAGCCAGCGCCAAGTCCAGAAATACCAAGGAATCCACCAGCGGCAGGGCCAAGGAAAATTGCAGCGGCGACCAGAGCGATGCCAGCCAAAATCTGCCCTGCACCCTCCGCACCAGCGATCACCGGCACAATCCTGATCGGCTCTTGGCTGGCAACAGGGAAGTGCAAATGCTCTGGATGGTCAACTAAGTCAAGCTGGTTGCGGCCCACGGTGACCTTGTAGTCGCCCTCTGACAGCACACCGCGCAGGTCAGGGAAGTTGGCAAGTAGGAACCGGATCGCCTCGGCCGGGGTCTTCACAGCAGCCTTGAAACTGCGCTGCCCTAGATGCTTTGCCAGTTTGCCGTAAACCTTGATGACGCGGAACATCTCAACACCTGCTCCTGTGCCTGACGATCAAGCCTGTGCTCTTCTGATAGTAGCCACCCCAGATGTCACGGCTACTGAGCCGCCCACGCAAATGATGCAGGATCCGCTGCTCTCCCACATACACGGCCACATGGTTCAGGCCGGGTGACCCATCAAGCTGCATCAGGATCGCGTCGCCATACTCAGGCTCGTTGATGCCGTGATCTTCAAAGCCTGCATCAGCAAAACACCGCTCAAACATGGGGGCATTGTGAAACTCAAGCAGTGACGCAGGTCGCTCCCAATCCGGCAGGTCAAGCGCCATCTCCTCCTTGTACCAATCCCGCACCAGCGTCCAGCAGTCGCTCACGCCCCACACCCATTCCCGCCCGATCAGCGGCGCCTGGTAACCCTCTGGCTCGATCTTGCACCACATCTCAGTGCCAGGGTTGCAGATGTGCCAGACCAGTCCAGACTTTTCGCAGGCCATACGATCGGCTTGGCTTGGCTGCGCAGGTGTCTGCGGGTGGCTATGAAACACGGCGATCACCTCGCCAGCATCCTCTGCAGCGGCGTAATCGTCAGGGTCAAGGATGAAGAAGTCCTTAGCGGGTGCCAGGTTCTTGCATGGCCAATACTGTTCGCGGCCTTTGATGACGACGACCAACCCGCACGCCTCGCGTGGTGCATCCTTGAGCGCATGTTCCAGCGCGTAATGTTTCCAGTGTGTCATCCGTAGAAGGTACCAGCGCTTGGGAATGATCCAAAGGGTAAGTCGTTGAACTCACCAAAGCGTTTCCTGCATGAACTGATCCGCTTGCCGCATACATCACGCAACGAGTCAACGGTGCCGGTCTGCACCAGAGGCTCGACAGCGCTGGCGTAACTGGAGTTCCAGAGCGGCGTGTTTGCGCCGGTGGTAACGATGAGTTGGCCGGTCGTCGTGATGCTCAGCCGGTTGTTGCTGTTGCCGCTGACGCCAGTGATCTCATACTGCGGGCCTGCCTCCGTCAAGGTGCCCAACGTGGGGTGATTATTCCTGAATGGGTTGTTGCTGCTCAGGGTCTTGGGCAAATTGATTACTTCGCCTTGATAGTAACTACCAGTGGAGGAAACAAGACTTTGGCTTTGTATCAAATTCCATGCGTATGGTTGGCCGCTGTAACTGTTTTCGCTAGTCGGGCCAGATTGGAAAACGAACTGTACTGTGATCGTGCGACCGTCAATGTTGAACGTCTCTGTCTGCGTGTTGGTCAGTCCTGCGCTAGCAGGCGATGATCCGACGCATTCCCAACCAAAGCCACCAGAGCGGCCGGTCTGGACATCGGTTGGATACCAGCCAAGGAATGCCAAACCCGTTGGCGATGCGGTGCCGACTGTGTTGCTGGCCCAGAATGCAGTGCTGCCGTTGTAGATGACAAGATTGCCATCAGCCTGCATTGTGATCCGCCAAGTGCCGTCACCACGGTTTGTTCCAGTTTGCCAGACAGGCACGTTCGCCTTGTTGTAGACCACGAAGTTGCCATCGGCCTGCATGAGTGCCCGATACCAGCCGTTCGACGAGACGATTGCGTCGCCTTCATTCAGCGTTTCGTTGACGTTGAGCTGAGCGCCAAATGCGGTTGAGTTGAAATTGGTTGCAGGTGTGGCACCCAAGGCGTTGTCGTATTCGTCAAAGTAGTTGGTGCCTGTGTAGCCGCACTCAGCGCTGCGATATTTCCATTGGCAAATGTTTGCGATCACCTGCCGTTTTGGTGCACGCACACCAGCAAGGTCGAACACTGCCGCCAGCTCAAACTCAACAACGTCCCTGTTCTCGACTGACTTGCGGTCGATGTAATAGATCTCGCGTGGCATTTCCTCGTTGGCCGGTGTGCCATAAGGGTTGACGCCGCCCGCAAAGTTGTCAGGGTCAAGGAATCTGCTCAGCGTGCGGATCCTGATCACCTTCGCGCCTGTCAGGTCGTTGCCAATCGTGAACTCGTTGACGCTCAGCAGCAGCGCCGAGATATTGCCGAGCAGGTTTGAGACGCGCACCTTCGGCCGTGGGAGCTGACCGGTGCCGTTGTACTCAAAGCCTTCCACCTCGATCGGCAGTGCCTGATATGGCTTACCCTTCCAGATGATGTTGCCTGTTGGTGTAGCTTGATTGGCACCAGGGTGGAAGTAAACGATCTCAGTCGTGCCGTGCAGCGAAGCGTCAAGGTGCAGCTCAAACAGCTCGATGATCGCGTAGGGGTTGGTGCTGAGCAGCTCCTGAAACATCTCGCTCATGGTTCAAACACCTGCACAAAAGTCGCAGTAATTGTGTTGTTGTTGTAATTCACCATTTCCATTGCCCATTCGCTGCAGATGTATTTACCCGCCGTACCACGAGGGGGTGTCCAATCAAAACTTTCAACACCTGCACGCGCTTCAAGGAATGACAAGATATTGTCGCGCTCAGTATCTGTGCGATTGGTAAAAGATAGTTGCCATGATTTTGCATCAACATTCAATCCGTAACGCAAACGCTGCTCGTAGCCATCGCCAAATTGAACACGCCTGACACGCGGCTGGCTCTGCTCAGTAGCGCTGAAGCTGGGGACGTAGGTGAATGTGGCCATTACGCTAACAAGCCTCCAGGACGCTTCTGACGAATCAATTCTGCCTGCACAGCACCAGCAACAGCACGACCCAGAGCAGCGCTTTGTCCTTGATCACCTTGCACGCTGCTGCCCTTTGCGTCAACGTTCACGACAACATTGGTGCTGCCACCATTCTTCATCGTCACAGGGATTGTACGGCCATCAGGGAGGGGTACATACGCTTCTGGCTGGCTGCCTTCACCAAACATGGCAAGCTGCGGTGAATTTGCGATACCACCAGCGGCGTAACGCTTCAGCAGCATTGGACCATTGGCGGTCATGACACCACCATCGGCAAAACCTAGAAACTTGCCAAGCGCACTTCCTGTTGGGACAAAAGTCTTAAGCAACTGGAACGTCGCAAAGCGGATAAGAATTTTTGACAAGTCCTGCAAAACAGAGCGCGTAAAGTCGGCAAAAGAAGCTTTGCCTGTTGAGACAAATTCAGCAAACTGATCGCTCAAGCCAATAAATGCATTGCCCAAACTAGCGCCAAGATTTGCGGCTAAGTTGTCAGCGCTTTTAATTGTGTCAGCAAACGATTTTGCAAGTTGATTACCAAAGCCTTCTGTCGCCTTCAATGTTTCCATCAAGGCATCACGCAAGCGCTTGACAGCGGTGGCCAGTTCTTCAGATGTTAAAGTTTTTGCTGCACGCTCAATAAATTCGGCAATCTGCCTATTGATGTTTGCGCGTTCGCGATCTCTCTCGGTCAGCAATCTTGCGTTTTGTTCAGTTTGAAGAATAATCTTCTCAAGCTGAGCACGTTCTTCTGTCTGTGCTTTTGTGAATTCGAGATCCGCTTGTTGAAGGCGAACAAACAAAGTTTTCCTGTTGATTCGCGCTGTTTCAATTTCAAGGTTACTTGTGGCAAGCCTTGTCAAATACTCCTCGATTGTCATGCCATTCTTCAGGAGCTGTTGCCTGTTTTCTTTGAGATCTTTCGCCTGCTCCTCTTCGAATCTAATCTTTTGATTGGCACTTAATATTTGCCCAATAATTGGAAGAATCTGTTCGTCATATTCAAATCCTTTTTTCTTGGCTATCAAAATTAGCTCTTGTATGCGTAAGTTGCTATCTGCGAGTGCAGCATTTCTTTCTGACTTGCTAACCAGATCAGTCAAGCGAAGTACAGGCACCTTGGCCTCCTTTGCCTTTTGATCTTCGGTGATTCCGGGCAGTCTTGAAGGAGGCTCGCCTTGGCTTGTTTCAATTGCTTTTTGAGCAGCTTCGAGCGCACCCTTCTGCGCAATCAAGGAAACCCTGCGTTCTTCAAGGTTTTTTACAAAGCGGCGCTCGAATCCAGTTAGCGGCCTTTGCAGTCCAAGACGCTCGTAGCCAGTCAATTGTTTGTCGAGAACCGAAACCTGTTTTGAAAGATCAGCAATTTGTTCTTTTCTATTTTTACCCAAACCAAGGAACGCGTTAAGCTTCCTAATTGCTTCATCTATAACCTTGATAATGCCAGCAAATATATTTTGAAACGCCGCACCAATCGGCTTCAACAAGGTGCCAACGCTTTCGCTCAATCGAGCCAACGAAGTTTTTAGCCTGTCGCCAGCAGCGTCTGGGCCATTGGCAATAATCTGCGCTGACTTCCCGTAACGCTCAAATAATTTCTCGGCAAAAAGTTGGAAATCTTGAAGGCTTACCTGACCTTTTTCAAGAGCTTTATCAAGCTCCTGTGGGGTCATGCCAAGCGATTCGGCAAACAAGCTAAATGCACCGGGCAGTCGCTCACCAATCTGCTGCCTCAATTCTTCAGCACTAACCTTGCCCTTGCTGAAGACCTGTGAAGTTGCTGTTAAAGCAGAATCAAGCTGCTCAAGGCTTCCGCCAGTACCCCTAATGCCAGAGGCGACACCAATGAATGCTTTCTCAGCATCACGAACATTACCACCAGCACCTTTGACTGATGCGGTGAGCTGCGTGAATTGACGAGTCAGAATGTCCTGCGGAATTGCAAGTGAACGGCTAGTGCGGTCAATAAAATTCAGTGCTCTTTGGTATTCCGATGCGTTCTTAGTTACAAGTTCAAGCGCTTGCCTTTGCTTCGAAAGTTCAGCAGCAAAAGTTGCAGTCTGGCCCAGAACTTGACGAGTCTGCCCAACACCAGCGCCTATGCCAGCGCCAACAATTGATCCAGGAACGCCACCGACAACACCACCCACAAGGGCACCAGCAGCCCCTTCAAAGCCGCCGAAGACACCTGCGCTAGCAACGGTGCCCGCAATTTGGGCGCCCTTGATTAGGCCACGCCCTCGACCTACGGGGGCAATTCCACCCCTCTGTCTATTTTGAAGTTCGGCTAATTGACGATCGAGACGATCAGCTTCTGCTGTTGCCTGCCTAAATTCAGCGCTTGCAATGTCAACGCTATTCGCAATCTCACGCCAAGCACTTGAATACCCTTTCAGGTTGTTGATACTTTGCGTTGACGTTTGCTGAATCCTACGAAGCTCTGCAGATGCCTCCTTGAAGTTAATATTTGTTGCAGCAGTTTGTTGCGCAAGATTTTTCAGGCTGCCTTGAAGCCGCGTGAGCTGCTCACCGCCCTGCTCCTTGATCCGTACCAGCAGTTCAGTGACTTGGCTCATGACTTGCGCTCGTTCATGACTGTCAAGGCTTCTCGCTCCATGATCTGTACGCCTTCGAAAATGACGACAGGTTCCTTGACTGAATACAGTCTACAGAGAGACTCCAAACTAGGGTAGTGAAGGCCAGTCGCACCTGACATCCCAACGTTCCATTGCGTCTGCATGCGCAAGAACATCATCACAATGTCCCAGTTCTCTTCCCACACCCCAAAGTCACGCGCCTTTCGTTGAGACCGCAAATCTGCAATCGCCTCAGGCATCAAACCCAAGGCGACTAAATCATCTTCAGTTTCCTCGTCCTCGCCACTCGCCCCAAAACAATGACGAGCAGCGTCCTTTAGTTTTTTTGTGAAGCTCCCATCACGCTGTCTGCATAAGCAGTAATCAGCGCACGCATCACGTAAGGATCGTCTGTCAATTCCTTTTTCGTCTTTTGAGTGAAAGGAATTTCTTTGCCGTCCTCATCAGTAATGCCCTCCCATCCTTCAACAATCTGATCAACCAAGGCATCATCGCCCTGCTCAACCAAATTATTAAATTCAGACCGGCTCATCTTTTTGAAGATCGCGTCAAACGTTTGCTTTTGAAATTTGCCGCCATCAATAGGTGTTTCCACCGTGACTGGCCATTTGTAAGACGCGACCTTTTTAAGAACGAAAGCCATGCGGATCAGGTGTAAGCGAGGGTGATTTCGTCGTTACCCGAGGAGGTCGGGACGAGCGTGAAGGGCAGGTTCAGCATGACCACACCCTGGTCTTCAGCATACGCTGGGTTGCCAAGGCTGACGACAGACGAGGACAGGGTGATGATGTTGCCTGCCGTAGTGCCGTGAACCAAGCTCAGAGCACCAGTGGTGCCAGCCACAGCAGCAGCGAAGAAGTCCTTCGTGGCAAGGGTAGGAGCCTCAATCGCAAACGTACCAGAAGCGGCACGGTTAACGATCAGCACTTCCTTGTCGCTGTTGACCAGTTCCCGATACACAACCTCGTTGCCGATGTCTGCCTGGCAGCTTTGCAGTGCAAGAGCCGAAGACGAGAACAGGCTGAAGGTGGTGGTGTTGGTGTCGTTGAAGATCTGCGGCGCCGCCTGATTGGTGAAGGTCGGGGTCGGATCAGCAGTATCAGTAGGAGCGTTGTACTGACCAGTCATGGTGAAGTTAATCACCGGAATCTGGTTGGCAGTCAGGTTCAGGCTGAAGTTACCCCTGCAACCGGTCACCTTATGGCGAATGCCGTCGATCGAGAAGTAGATCGTGCAAGAGCTGAAGCTTGCGCTGACAGGTGCGTAGGTGACGCTGGTCGTAGCAACGACAGTCTCGCTGAATCCGCAAGCCTTCAACAGGGCGCCATAACGAGGTGCCGTGCCAGCAGTGCCAGAACCTGCATACTCAACCTCGAACGTCACCGACACGCGAGTGTTAGCGATGAGCTGAGGCGAGTTACCAAGGTAAGGACGAATCAGGTCCCGTGACAGCACGTCAGCTTCAACAGGCGTAATCTCCAGGTTGCGCACCTGAACGGCATCGCTGCCAGCCGGGGTTGAGTCAGTGCCGTATGTGGCCTCGGTTT